GTACAAGACTACAGTGATAAGAGTACGTATGTATGGAAGCCAGAAAAGGCAGGGACATATAAATTTTCCGTTCATGCGAAAGATGCAAATTCACAAACAGCATATGATAGTTACTATGCGTTTGATTACAAAGTAGAGGGCGGAAAAGTAAGTAAGGTGAGTGTAATAACGGACAAGGAAGGTCCGCAAAATGTAGGAGTACCAATTACATTAACAGCAACATCAGAGGGAAGTGAAAATCCCCAATATAAGTTTAATGTGTACGACGGGAAGAGTTGGAAAGTAGTACAAGACTACAGTGACAAGAGTACGTATGTATGGAAGCCAGAAAAAGCGGGAACATATAAATTTTCTGTTCATGCGAAAGATGTAAACTCGCAAACAGTGTATGATAGTTATTCGGCTATTGAATATAAAATTCAATAATGAAGTCAAATTTTCGCAAAGGATTTTCAAATGGCAAACGAACGAAATTGAGTTTTGGAAATGCTCTATATATTGTGATAAAGAGAGAGCAATATTTTTTGTAAAAGCATCCAGAGGGGTGCTTTTATTTTTTTGGAAAACTAAATTCAAATGTGAGGTCTGAGTGATGTAGTAGCTTTTTTTATCGACAAAGAGGGGATAAAATAGGGGGAACAGACTAAATTAAAAAATAAATTGTTATATATATTTCATAAAAGACTATTAAAATATATAATTTTATAAAATAACAGGCTTTTTTATGCTAAAATATTTGAGCGAAGGAGGGATAATAATGAAATTAAGAAAGATATTAGCATTTATTTTAACTGTATCGCTAGTATTTCAATTTTCGATTCAGGTAAGTGCAGATAATACTAATCAAATGGTACAGAAGAACAATGATAGTGATACGGTGAAAGAGAAAGGACTGGCATCTCTTTCAAAAGTAGAGGTTAATAAAGGGACCTATCAAGCAGGTGAAACAGTAAAAATAAATATTGCAGCAGAAAATAAATCAACAGGGATCAAGAGTGTACTGGTTTACATAAAAGATTCTGATGGAAATGATTTACATGGTAGTGCTACTTATTTTGACGATTTAAAGGAATGGGTAGCAGAAATACCTCTACATCAATATGTAAAGTCAGGAAAATGGGAAGTTGATAGAATAGTTTTATTTGATTACTTTGATAATCAAATATACTTTAATAATGGAGTAGATTTTACAAAAGCATTTACTGTTCTAGGTAACTCAGAAATAGGGGAAGAACCAGCATCTCTTTCAAAAGTAGAGGTTAATAAAGGGGCCTATCAAGCAGGTGAAACAGTAAAAATAAATATTGCAGCAGAAAATAAATCAACAGGGATCAAGAGTGTACTGGTTTACATAAAAGATTCTGATGGAAATGATTTACATGGTAGTGCTACTTATTTTGATGATTTAAAGGAATGGGTAGCAGAAATACCTCTACATCAATATGTAAAGTCAGGAAAATGGGAAGTAGATAGAATAGTTTTATTTGATTACTTTGATAATCAAATATACTTTAATAATGGAGTAGATTTTACAAAAAGTTTTTCTGTGGTTTCAGAAGTTAAACAGATACAAGTAACAACAGATAAAAAAGGATCACAAGAGATAGGGGTACCGATTACTCTAACAGCAACATCAGAAGGGAGTAATAATCCACAATATAAATTTAATATATATGACGGAAAAAGTTGGAAAGTATTGCAAGACTATAGCGATAAAAATACATATACTTGGAAACCAGAAAAAGAAGGAACTTATAAACTAGTAGTTCATGCAAAAGATGCAAATTCACAAACAGCATATGATAGTTACTATGCATTTGAATACAAAGTAGAGGGCGGAAAAGTAAGTAAGATGAATGTAATAACGGACAAGGAAGGTCCGCAAAGTATAGGAGTACCAATTACATTAACAGCAACATCAGAAGGTAGTGAAAAGCCCCAATATAAGTTTAATGTATACGACGGCAAGAGTTGGAAAGTAGTACAAGACTACAGTGATAAGAGTACATATGTATGGAAGCCAGAAAAAGCTGGAACATATAAGTTTTCTGTTCATGCAAAAGATGCAAATTCACAAACAGCATATGATAGTTATTACGCTTTAGAATATAAAGTTCAATAAAGAAATTAGATATCGTGAACTTTTCGTGGAGGATTCACGAGCAATTAGCGGACGCATTTTTGTTTTAGACATGATATATTTGGATTGTGAGAAATAGCAGAAAACATTTTTCACAATCCTTTATATTTGAGAATAGATCGTCATGACAAATGGTGATGGTTGAGGATTGAATATACTGTTGTTCCTTGGTTTCTATTCAACTTCAAAATCATAATTTATAAACGAAGAAGGGTTTTGGCTCTTCTTTCAATCACTGACACCGAGATTAATGGACAGTAACCGTGGGAGAGTGACATGCTGTCGGCTATTGAAAGAGGTGTAAAACCTCTTAACTGTAGTACATACAACATGACTTACCTATCGATAAGAAAGTGTTATCCAATCAGGTAAAGCCTTTTGATCTACAAGGGTAAACTTCATGTACCGTATTTAAAGTAAGAGCATCCATTTGGGTGCTTTTTATTTTGGAGGGCGAATGATAAAGTCAATAGTATTTATTGTAGGTGTTTGGATAAGTTGGTTGTTAAGGGAGTTAAGGAAAGATAAGGGGGGAGAGTAATGTGTGAGCATAAGTATCAAGTGTTAGAAAGTGAGACTACTTCTTTTTATTCTGATGCCAAACATTATGGCTTAGATGTCTCTGCTACTTTCTATTGTGAGCAATGCCTTGATATCCAACATCGTGAGAAGAGAATTGATATAGAGGTGATTGAGGTAAAGGATAGTGAATGAATATAAAACCAAACAACAGAAGCGTAAGTTCTATGACAGTGGTGAGTGGAAGAGTATACGCGAACAAGTAAAGAAGCGTGATAACTATGAATGCCAAGAGTGTAAACGAAACGGTCGCGTTCAAACAGATACCAATGAGTACAGTGAGAGTGCAAAGCGTAAGAAGATACAGCTCGTTGTCCATCATATAAAAGAACTAGAACATCATCCAGAGCTTGCACTTGATATAGATAACCTTGAAACAGTCTGTGTTAATTGCCATAACAAAGAACACGGAAGAGTTTACGAAGAGAAACAAAATAAATGGGAACATGATGAAAAGTGGTAAAACAAAAATAGTACCCCCCCCTTAAAATATTTCATTAAAAATTGCTCTAAGGGGCACCGGAGGAGGGGGTTAACTGTCAGGTTTTTTTCGAAATTACGCACGTAAGGGGGGTGGGTAGATGGCTGTCAGTATTACAAAGTTGAAGGAACAATTAATGAACAGTATTGATATTAAAGATTTAGTCGAGGTTGAAAAAGTAGAACGATACATTGATCTGGTTAAAGCATTTAGAAAAATAAACAGGACTATCAATAAAGAAGGTGAGTCCGTCACAGTCAAAAATGGATCTCAAGTTTTTGTTAAGGCCCATCCTCTTATAAGTGAAAGAAATAAAATTAACAGTTCTTTAATTGCTTTAGGAAGAGATATAAAGTTTGTTTCTAAACCGAATATCCCTAAGGCTGGTTATAGTAAAAGTGATCTAACATGATAAGGCAAAAGTATGTAGAAGAGTACATTGAACTTTATCGAAGCAGAAAAATAGTGTTCAACAAAGAAAGAGAACTGTTAATTAATTATCTAGAAAAATACGTTTTAAACAGAGACGATTTGTATTTTGATGATGAAATGATTGAGGATTGTATCAACTTTGGTGAGAAGTGGTATTTTCCGTTGCAGCCATTTCAAAAATTCTTAATAGCATTCGTTTTTTTATTTTATAAGAAAAATGGACGCGTATTTTATCGGAAATTTCTATGGATGTTAGGACGCGGTGGCGGTAAAAATGGTCTAATATCTGTAATTATTCACTTTTTAATTAGTGAATTGCACGGCATTCCAGAGTATAACATTTCCGTTGTTGCGAATAGTGAGGAACAAGCGAAAACAAGCCCTGACGAGGTTCATAAATGCGTAAAGAAAAATGAGGTTTTACAGAGAGCTTTTAAAACCACACTAACTCAAACTGTTTCAAAGGCTACTGAAAGTATACTAAAGTTTAGAACTTCAAACGGGGATACGAAAGATGGTTTGCGTGATGGTGCAGTTGTATTCGATGAAATACATCAATATGAAAGTAATAAAGACGTTCGCGTTCATATCAGCGGATTAGGGAAAAAGAAAAACCCTCGTGAATTTTATATTGGTACAGATGGTTATGTACGAGATGGCTTTTTAGATAAACAAAAAGAAAAAGCTATGAAGGTTTTAAATGGTGAAGCTCGCCCTAATGCTGTATTTCCTTTTATCTGTAAGCTTAATGATGAAAAGGAAGTTGATGATATTGATAATTGGGAATTAGCTAATCCTATGTTATCCAAACCGTTAAGTGAGTATGCTGAAGGGCTACTTGAAACGATAAAGGAAGAATATGAAGATTTAGAGGACGATCCAAGTAACCGAGAAGAGTTCATGACAAAGCGTATGAACTTACCTGTTACAAATTTAGAACGTTCTGTTGCAAAATGGTCAGAGATTCTTGCTACCAATCGTCCATTCCCTGATTTATATGCTCAAGAATGCATAGGGGCATTAGACTTTGCGAGTATTCGGGACTTTGCAGCATGTGGTCTTTTATTTAGACAAAATGGTGAATACATTTTTAAAACACATTCCTTTGTTCGAAAAGAATTTGTTGATATCTATTACGGATATTCTAAAAAAGCGGGTGAGTTTAAAAAGCAGAAATTTGCTCCTATAAAAGATTGGGAAGAGCAAGGTCTACTAACCGTTGTGGATGAACCAACAATCAATCCTCAGCACATTGTTGATTGGTTTGTAGAAATGCGTGAACAATATGGAATTAAAAAGATTATTGCTGATAATTTCCGTATGGAAGCTATAAGACCTTTATTAGTTGCGGAAGGATTTGAAATAGAAGTGATACGAAATCCAAAAGCAATTCATAGTTTATTAGCTCCACGCATTGAAATGGCATTTGCGAATAAACAAATTGTTTTTGAGGATAATCCGTTAATGCGTTGGTATACGCAAAATGTGTTGGTTGTTATCAAAAGTGATGGAAATAAAATATATGAAAAGAAAGAGCCTGTTCGTAGAAAAACAGATGGGTTTCAGTGTTTTGTTCATGCTCTTTATCGGGCGGATGAGATACAAGAAGCAACTGACTTTGTTATAGGTAACATTAAATTCTAATAAATGGGGTGATAACCATTGGATGGTTAGGTTCAGTATTTAAAAGAAATAAAGAACTAGAATTTATGGTGGATCTGGACATAATTGCTGATACAGCAAACAGGCTTCATATGAAACGTTTGGCGATTGATACATGTGTATCATTTTTAGGAAGGACAATTAGTCAATCTGAATTTAGAGTAAGAAATGGTAAAGCATTTGAGAAGAAAGAGCTTTATTATCGCTTAAATATTAGACCAAATAAGAATATGACGGCCAGCACCTTCTGGGAAAGATTTATTCGTAAACTCATTTATGATAATGAGTGTTTAGTTGTACAGGCGGATGATGGTGATTTACTTATTGCGGATGGATTTCAACATACCGAATATGCTGTATATGAAGATACTTTTACAGATGTAACAGTAAAAGATTACACGTTTAAGCGAAGTTTTAAACAAAGCGAAGTAATCCACTTAAAGTATCGAAATGATAAACTATCTCCACTCATCGATGGATTATTTGCAGATTACGGGGATTTATTTGGTAGGATATTAAACTCACAGAAACGTAAAAATCAAGTTCGTGGCACGGTTGATATGGATATGATTGGTGCCAAAACAGAAGAACAAATAACGAAGTTACAAGAGTTTATAGACAACATGTATAAGTCAATTGGTTCAAAAGATATAGCTATTGTTCCACAACAAAAGGGTATTAATTATAACGAGATATACAATGGTGTTGCGAATGGGCCAAGTGTGGAAGAAATCAATAAAGTAACAAATGGTTTCTTAAATCAAGTAGCTATGGCAATTGGCATTCCAACAGCTTTGATATATGGGGAAATGGCTGATGTAGAAAAGCAAACGAAAAATTATATGCTTTTTACAGTACGACCATTATTAAAAAAGCTATCTGATGAAACGAACGTTAAATTCTTTGAAATGAGTGAATATCTTTTGGGACAAAAAATTGAGGTTAAGGCTGTTTCCTATCAAAGTATATTTGACCTTGCGACAAGTATTGATAAACTCATTTCTTCAAGTGCATTTACAGGAAATGAGATTCGATCAGAAGTAGATTATGAAGATTCTGATGATCCGAACTTAAATGTTCATCATATTACGAAAAACTATACAAAATTAGATACATCTGAAGGAGGTGAGAAATGATGGAGCAAGCGAATATGAATAAGCTTCTAAATTTAAAACGAGATATCCGTTTTGAATCCAAAGGTGAAAATGAGTATAAATTAACTGTTTACGGTTCAATCGGTGGATGGTTTAGTGAAAATAATGCTGAAGCTGTAAGAAGAAAAATTCAAGATGTTAAAGCGGAAAAAATTCACGTTCATATTAATTCGGGCGGAGGTTCCGCATTCGATGGCGTAGCAATTTGTAATCAGTTAAAGCAGCATAATGCAGAAATTATAGTTCATATTGATGGCTGGGCAGCTAGTGCCGCATCTGTAATTGCAATGGCCGGGGATAAAATCATTATGCCTAGTAACACCATGATGATGATTCATCAGGCGAGTACCTTTGAATATGGAAATGCAGATATTTTTGAAAAAACAGCGAAAGATTTACGGAAAATTGATTCAGCTTTAGCAGCATCTTATAAGAAACGTTTTGTTGGAACAGATGAAGAGCTGAAACAACTTTTAAAAGATGAAACTTGGCTAACAGCAGAGGAAGCAGTTGCTCTTGGTTTAGCAGATGAAATTGCAGATGAAATTGAAATTGATGACACACAAGAAGATGAAGAAGATGAAGTTGTAGAGAATTTCAAAGAAGATTTGGTAGCTAAGTATACGAAACAACCAAATAATCAAAATCCAAAAGAGCCTATTCAGGAGCCTGTTAAAGAAAAACAGAATCTGAGTACGCTCTTTTTAAATTTAGGGGGAAAATAAAATATGGTAATTAAATTTAATAACTTTGAAGAGAAGAAATTAGCTTTTGCAAAGGCGACACAGGAAGGTACACCAGAAGAACAAACGGCAGCATTAAATTCTATGATTGAAGCGCTTGCTACAGATGTTCGTTCAGACATTTTAAATCAAGTAAATGAGTCGGTGGTAGATCGTTCTATTATGCAGTATCGTGGCGCTAATGTTCTAACAAGTGAGGAAATGAAGTTCTTTAATGCTGTTGTTGAAGAAGGTGGTTTTAAGTCTACTGAAACTTTACCTAAAACAACACAAGAGAGAATTTTTGATGATTTAGTTCAAGGTCATCCATTGCTAGAACATATCGGTTTAGAGAATTTAGGAGCCGTGACAGAATTTATTTACGGAGATCCAGAGGGTGCAGCTGTATGGGGACCATTATTTGGTGATATTAAAGGACAATTAAATGCTACATTCCGAAAAGAATCTATTACTCAACTGAAATTAACAGCATTTATTCCATTAGCAAACGATATGCTGAAACTTGGTCCGGTATGGGTAGAACAATATGTTCGTACTATGATTTCAGAAGCAATGTCAGTAGGTTTAGAACGTGGTTTTGTAGTAGGTACTGGTAAAGAAGAACCTATTGGTTTATTAAAAGATCCTAGTGGAAATGTAGTGAATGGAGTATATCCAGACAAAAAAACAGCAGGAACTTTAACATTTGAACCAGGTCGTAAAACAATCAATGAATTAAAAGGCGTGGTTAAATTATTGGCTAAAAAGTTAAATCCTGATGGTAAAACAGATGCAGACAGGCCTAAAAATATTGCTGGGAAAGTAGTTATGGTAACAAACCCATTTGATACTTTTGATATTCAAGCAAATGCAACAATTCAAAATGCAGCTGGAGTGTATGTGACAAGCTTACCTTTCAATCCGACTCCTACAGAATCAGTATTTGTACCTCAAGGACAAGTGCTATTTTTTGTTAAAGGAGAGTATATTGCAGCAATGGGTGGAACGGAGCCAATCCAAAAGTATAATGAAACACTAGCTTTAGAAGATGCAACACTTTATATTGCTAAACAATATGCTACAGGTAAACCAAAGGATAAATATACTTCACAAGTTTACACATTGAAGCTTGAAGAAGTAACGCCACCAACACAAGGATGATGTGAATGGATACAGCAATTTCAAATAAAATATTACAGCAATTTAAAGATAGGATGCGATTAGGTGATGATGAAGACGATAACCTGAGACGTATCCTTTTTGCATCCAATAAAGCTTTAATAAAAGATTGTGGATCATATGACATAAATGAGGACGAGACGTTTAAAGAATTAGTTTTTGAACGTTCTCGTTATGTTTATAATGATGCACTAGAGTATTTTGCCGAAAACTTTTTAACAGAAATTAATAGCTTTGGCATTCAAAAAGCTTTAGAAGAAATCAAACTGGACGGTGATTAAAATGCGTCCTTTTCAATACAAAAAGCCATTAAATACAGGTGATTTTAGGAATCGAATTATTATTGAGCAACCTGTAGTAATAATAGATGAATTAAATCAGCCAATTGAAACAGATTGGCAAGAAGTAAAAAAAGCATGGGCGATGATAAAAACGATGAAAGGTTCCGAGTATATTGAGGCTTCAGCTTCACAAGCTACTCGGATTTATCGGTTTGTTATTCCTTATACATCGGGAATTACAGAAGAAATGCGAATTAATATCAAAGGTCGTATTTTCGATATTATCGAACCGCCAATGAACGATGATGAAATGTATCAGACGTTTACTATTATCGCAAAGGAGCATGTTTAGTATGAATGATTTTGCGAGTGAACTTGCTAGAGAATTACAAAGATATGCGAATGTTGTGGAAGAAACATTAGAGAACGAAATCGATGAAGTATCAGATATTGCTGTAAATAAATTAAGGCAAAGTGGTCCTAAAAAAACAGGTGGTTACCGCAAAGGTTGGCGTAAGAAAAAAGAGGGGAATGGCGTTGTTCTTCATAATACAAAGGGACAATTAACACATCTTTTAGAAAATGGGCACGCGAAAGCTGGAGGTGGACGAGTACCGGCACAAGTCCATATTCGTCCAGTTGAAGAGTATGTAAGTGATGAATTGCCGAAACGTATCGAAAGGGCGGTTCAACAATGACATTAGGAGAATTAATAAAGATTCTTGAAGCTACAGGTTATCCTGTGGCTTATTCGCATTTCACAGCAACACCAGGTAATCAAGTTCCAGCACCACCTTATATTTGTTTTCTTGCAGACGATTCAGCAAATCTCATGGCTGATAACAAAGTCTATCACAAGATTAATGATTTAAATATTGAGCTTTATGCAACTAAAAAAGACTTAGTTGCAGAAGCCAAACTTGAAAAAGTCCTAGACGATCATGAAATTCCTTATGAATCGTATGGGACTTTTATTGAATCTGAGAAATTATTTCAAAAAATATACGAAACGAGGTTGATATAAATGAATAAGGAAAATAAAGTTACGTTTGGTTTGAAGAATGTACACTATGTACCAATTGATATTCAAGATTTTTTAGTGAAATTCGGTACACCAATTCCATTACCTGGTGGGGTTGAACTAACTTTCGAACCACGTGGTGATTTAATTGAGTTCTATGCAGATGACATGCTTTACTATGCAGCAAGTAATAACCAAGGTTATGATGGAACGCTATCCATTGCGACTATTCCAGAACAATTTGCTATCGATGCATTAGGTGAGCAATTAGATGAAGTAGACGGTGTATTAAATGAGTTAGCTGATGCCAAAGGAAAATCATTCGCATTGCTATTTGAATTCGATGGCGATGTAAATGCAACTCGACATGTTATGTATAACTGTGCAGCAAGCCGTCCAACAATTGCATCTAAAACAAAAACAAATTCAGCTGAGCCAAATACAAATGAACTGAAGTTTGTTTCTAGCCCAATCGTTTTAGCGCCTGGCGGAAGACCAATGGTTAAAACGAAAACAACTTCTAAAACAACTCAAGAAATTTACGATAACTGGTACAAAGAAGTTTACGTAAAAAAAACCGAAGCACCAAAAGGAGCGTAAGTGAATGGAAAAGACAATTACAATAGACGGAAAACAAGTCAGATTAAAAAGTACAGCAGCAACAGTTAAACGTTATAAAGCGCAATTTAGACGTGATTTATTTGCAGATATGTTGGCTTTAGGAACTATCGGAACATTTACTTCACAAGACGCTTCAGAAGGAACGATTGATTTATCGACTGTAGATTTTAAACATGTCGATTTTGAAGTTATTTATGATTTAGTTTGGTTATATGCTAAAACGGCTGATCCAAGCATTTCTGATCCAATCACATGGTTAGATGGTTTTGATGAGTTTCCTATTTATGAAATCATGCCGGAAATTAACGATATGATTCAAAAGACAATGGGAGCAAAAAAAAAATAAAGAAAAATAATGGAGAGCAAGAGACTTTCAGTGATGAAGAATTATCCACTGATACGTTCCTTGCTCTTTGTTATAAAGCGAATTTAACACATTGGGATTTAGAAACTATGACAATCGGTGATTGTTTTGATTACATCACTGAGTTTACTGAAATGGAGAATCCAGACAAAGAAAAAACGCGTAAAGCAAATCAAAAAGACTTCGATTCCTTCTAAGAAATGAGGTGAGAAAATGGCAGGAAGAATTAAAGGGATAACGATTGAAATTGGTGGAGAAACTACCGGTCTTCAAAATGCTTTAAAAGACGTAAATAAACGTAGTAATGACTTAGCCAAAGAGCTTAAAGATGTTGAGCGCCTTCTAAAATTTGATCCAGGTAATGTAGAAGCGTTGACTCAAAAGCAAAAATTACTTACACAACAAATTGAAAATACAACACAAAAGTTAGATAAACTGAAGGCCGCTGAACAACAAGTACAGGCTCAATTTCAAAACGGTAAAATTTCTGAAGAACAATATCGTGCATTCAGGCGTGAAATTGAATTTACAGAAGGGTCACTTAATGGTCTTAAAAATAAACTAGGAAACATGAAAGCTGAGCAAGAAAATGTAGCAAGTTCAACAAGGCAATTAGAAACATTGTTTAGAGCTACAGGAAAAAGCGTTGATGATTTTGCTGGAGCATTAGGAAATCGTCTTGTGAATGCAATTAAAAGCGGAACGGCTACAAGTCATCAGTTAGAGCAAGCGATTGGAATTATAGGACGAGAAGCATTAGGAACGGAAGCTGATATTGAAAAATTACAACGTGCCCTTCGATCTGTGGATGACGGTAATTCAATTCAGCAAGTACGAAATGAATTAAGAGACTTACAGCAAGAAGCCCAAAGAACGCAAAGGGAATTTAAAGAATTAGATATTGGTTTAGAGAACGTTCTTGGAGCAATGGTCGCTGGTGGCGGTATTTCCGGAACAATTGAAAAAGCTCTTGATATGTCAAATTTAAAAACAAAAATTGATATTACTTTTGATGTCCCTGAGTCTTCGAAAAAATCGGTAGAAGAAGCTGTAAGGGGCGTAACCGCTTACGGCGTGGATGCAGAAGCATCATTAGAAGGTGTACGTCGACAATGGGCTTTGAATAAAGGTGCTAGCGATGAAACGAATGCGGCAGCGGTAAAAGGTGCCGCAGCTATTACTCAAGCGTATTCTGGGATTGATTTTTCTGAGTTAATTCAAGAAACAAATGAAATCGCTAATGAACTAGGGATGACTAGTGAAGGTGCATTAGGTTTAACAAATGCTCTTTTGAAAGTGGGATTTCCACCAGAGCAATTAGATATTATTGCTGAGTATGGAGGGCAACTAACGAGGGCTGGCTATAATGCTGAAGAAGTCCAAGCGATTATGGAAGCTGGGGTTGAAACTGGAACATGGAATATTGACAATCTCTTAGATGGTTTGAAAGAAGGGCGTATTAAAGCAGCTGAATTCGGTCAAGGCATCGATAAAGCTATGAAGGAAACACTAGAAGGTACTAATATCTCAGCTGAACAATTGCAAAAATGGGGACAAGCTGTAGCTAATGGTGGTCGAGAAGGTTCAGCCGCTATGACTGAGATTGCGCTAGCATTATCACAAGTAGAAGATGAAACAAAGCGTAATGAATTAGGGGTAAAGCTTTTCGGTACAATGTACGAAGACCAAGGACAAAATATAATAAATACGTTGCTAGGAGCAAAAGAAAAAACAATTGATTTCAAAAATAACCAAGATCAATTGAATGACTCAATAAAAAAAATGGATGCATCGCCAGCAGTTAAATTTCAACAAGCAATGCAAGATTTGCAAGTTGCTCTTCAGCCATTACTTGGAGTTGTAGCAGATGTTATTACTAAATTTGCAGAATGGATTTCTAATAATCCTAAATTAGTAGCCACATTAGCAGCTGTCGCGGTAGCTATTGGGGTTATTTCTGGTGCAATTTTAGCGCTTGCTCCTATAGTTACAACGATAATGAGTATAGTCGGAGTGGTAGCATCTGCCTTAGGAGTTGCAACCGCAGTAGCAGCAGGAATTGTTGCCATAATTCCTATTATTATTGCAGCGGTAGTAGCCTTAGGTGTCGTTATTTATAAAAACTGGGAATCTATAAAACAGTGGACGATAGAAACCTGGAATTCTATTAAAGAATACTTAATAGGACTTTGGGACGGTATAGTTCAATCATCTAGTGAAGCGTGGAATTCATTTTTAGAAAAAATGCATTCATTCTTTGATCCAATAGGTCAGTTTTTTAGCGATTTATGGACAGGAATAGGTGAGATATGTAGTAGTGCATGGAGTTCTATTGTTGAATTCTTCTCAGGAGCTTGGGCTTCATTTACTGAAATGATGCATAGTTTCTTTGACCCGATAGGCGAATTCTTTAGTAGTTTATGGGCTGGAATTGTTGAAACAGCGTCTTCTTGGTGGACTTTTTTAGTTACAACAGCCTCTGAATTGTGGGGGACACTCGTACAAGTTTGGCAAGAAACTTGGAATGCAATTGTTACTTTTTTAGATCCAATTATTTCATTAATTTCAACAGTTTTAGAAGCTGGCTGGTTACTTATTCAAGCCGGAGTACAAATTGCATGGGCAGCTATAAGCCAATACATTATTCAACCAATTCAGGAAGCTTACAATTGGGTGAGTACAATAATTGGGGAATTAGTTACATGGCTTGGTACACAATGGGAAATTGCGAAAGCAATGGCGTTAATAGCGTGGGGGTTATTTAAACAATATATCATTCAGCCAGTCCAAGAAGCTTGGAGTATAACAAAAGAAAAATTCACTGATTTAATTATTTGGTTGGGCGCACAGTGGGAACTTGCTAAATCGTATACTCTTATGGCGTGGGATTTGGTGAAACAGTATGTTATTCAACCTGTTACAGAATTGTGGAATACTACCAAGCAAAAGCTTGCTGATTTAGCTAATTGGATATTAGGAAATTGGGAAACAATAAAATCTTATACACTCACAGCATGGAATTTAGTAAAGCAATATGTTATTCAACCTGTTACAGAAGCTTATAACTCAGCTAAAGAAAAATTCGAGAGTTTGTATAATTCAGCACGAGAAAAATTTGATGCTGTAAAAAATGCAGCGCAGGAAAAATTCGAAGCAGCTAAACGATTTATTATTGATCCAATAAAAGAAGCAGTTGATAAGGTCAAAGGATTTATTGATGAAATAAAAGGATTCTTTGATAATTTGAAATTGAAAATTCCAAAGCCAGAAATGCCACCTCTTCCACACTTTAATTTAGAAACTAGTACGAAAAATGTAATGGGGAAAGATATTACTTATCCATCTGGAATCAATATTGATTGGCGCGCAAAAGGAGGTATCTTCACTAAACCAACTATCTTTGGAATGATGGGTGGAAACTTGCAAGGTGCCGGTGAAGCTGGACCAGAAGCGGTTTTACCTTTAAATAAAAAGACACTTGGATCTATTGGTGCAGGAATCGCAGCAGCTATGCCACGTGAGCAATTTGCTATGCCAGGTGAAATAAATCAATTAATGAGTGATATGAGCCGTATGATGGCCAGTGCTATGAATCAACTATCTGGTGTAAAAGATGTATTGAGTGGTGTTTACGGTAGTATGGCAAATAGTAAGCAAACCATGATTAATAATAATGTAAATTCAGTAATTAGCTCTGGTGTTAACAGTGGTTCAGTTTCACAAGGACAAGGAACTGCTATAGGGAATGGAAATGCTACAATTCAACTTGTAGTAAATGAACAAATCCTGGGTGAAGTTGTTGCACCACTAGTAGATATCGCTCAAGGGAAACAAATGAAAACAACTTTATACTTTTCGGGGGGAGGCTAATGTATTTAATTATTGAAAGAATGAATGGAGAACGTTATAAACTTAGTAAGGAAACAGGTTATATTCTTTTAAAATTCCGTCCAGAATCCATAAAAGTTAATAAATTAAGGGAAAGAATCAATGGTAGACCTCCTATTAATACCGGAACTGAAATTGAGGGGAGGTCTATTCAGGTTGAAATTTTATTTGAAGCATATGATTTTTCAGATTATGCTTTGAAACGAAATGAATTTTTCCAAATACTTGATTCCAGAGAGGATTTTTATGTTATATACAGTAAAGAGCCAGGAAAACGATGGTTAGTGAGTGCTGAAGGATTTACACCAAAACCTGTATCTATAACTTTAGGAATGTGTGAAATAGTTCTTTATTCAACATCACCCTATGCTGAATCAATAGGTACAACACTTGATTTGTTCACCTTTGACTCTGAACTTTGGCAAATAGGACAAGGGTTGATTGCAGAAGATGTCCAGTATACTCATAAAATCTCATCATTTCGTATTTATAATGCTGGTGATGAAGAAATAGATCCAAGAAAATTACCGCTTGCGATTCGAATTCGTGGAGCGACAAACGGTTTGACAATCACCAATCGAACAACTGGGGATACGTTTAAATTAAACATTCCAACCGCAGCAGGTGATACTGTTGAATTGAATAGAGTTAGAGTTTTTAAAAATGGGAATACAGTATTCGCAAGTACGAATAGAAAAGTTATTAGATTAGCTCCTGGATGGAACGATTTTATTGTGTCGGGTATATCAGGGGCTTTTCAAATTGAGTTTGATTTTCGATTTTATTATTTGTAGGTGATAATATTATGAGTGATTTATATATCCGTAGTATTAGCGGATCTGAGGAGATGTTAACTGATTTTGAAGTTTCTCGAAAAGATGGAGTGAATGGAAATAAATTGATTGACGTGAAAGTTATTAAAACGGATGCAAACGAACATGCCTATTCATTAATCTACAATCAAAACATTTTTATTTACGAAGGTGAAGAATATATAATAAAAAACTTTGATGAGAAAACGATTAGTCATACAGTAACACGTAATTGTAAAGCGATTCATCGTTTTTTCGAAGATTCAACTGATAACCACGTTTATGAACAAATAAGTGGTACGTTACGCTTAGATAAACTACTAGAATTCTCTTTAAAAGGTACAGGCTATAAAATCGTTATTTATAATAATAATTTACCGCTAAGTGTAACTGTTGAAAATTTTGGTGACGACAACTCGTTGGTATTATTCAAAAGTGTTTTAGACAAGTTTGGAGCAGAGTTCGAGGTTACAGATAATGAAATAACAGTAATGAAAGAAATTGGCTCTTATACGGATGAACAACTACGATACTTTTATAACATTAAGGATCCATCACAAGAAATCGATACAGATGATTTTAAAACATACATTAGAGGATACGGTAAGAAAAACGAAGATGGTTCATATGTTGTTACTGCAGAGTATACAAGTCCACTTGCTAAAGCGTATGGAATTAAACATGCAAAACCGGTAAGAGATGATAGGTATACTGATTATGCTAGTTTGTTAGAGCGTATCAAACGTGATCTGAATGACCATATCGATATTTCTATAAAATTATCAGCTGTGGAAGCTGAAGAGTTAGGCTGGCAATATATTAACAAAGGCGATTATGTTTGGTGTATTATTGATCCATTTGATTTAGATGTTCGAATTCGCGTTGTGGATGTAGAAAACTTTTCAAACGAAAATAAATCAGCTATCTATACCTTAGGATCAATTAAACGAAAAGCTACAGATGCAATGGTTGAATTAAAGACGTCGCAACGAGTGGCTAATAAAGAAATTTCTGATACAAAAGTAACGGTAATACAAACACAGCAAGCTGTTGAGCAAGTAAGACAAGACATTTCAACAACTACTGGAGGGTTACAAGAAATAAAAACTTCCATCGAGACGACAAATAAAACTGTTAATGAACAAGCTGGAGACATACGTACGCTTAAACAAACAGTACAGTCATTAGAGTCTAGTGTTGTTGGTATTGTTATACCAGGAGTTGCAACCGAAACAAAAGATGGTCTTATGAGTGCAGCTGATAAGAAGAAAATAAATCAAATAAATGTTGAAATAGGACAAGTTTATGACTTGTCTATTTTAATGCAAAAAATTAGTGCATTAGAGCAGGGTGAACTCACACTAATGCAACTATTACAACAAATAGATGATCGTGTGAAAGCGTTAGAAGGAAATAAACCAGTTTAAAAAACGAATTTTATATAAAAGAAAGAGGTGATATACATGTATATGCCGATTAAACTGAAGCGTTGGGGAAATACAGCGCAAGATAGGAATTTTAGAAATGATACAAATAGAAACTGGGATACACTCGAATATGGATTTAATAATGTGGTGGAAATTACAAGTGTTGCCGCGTTTGAAAAAGTAGTAGGCTCCGCAAAAATTGTGTGGCTTTCCCCAGTTAATAAGTTCTCTGATTTAACAACAACTTACCCGCAAGCTGTTGAAGGAAATACTGTTATGGTACGTGATACAGGGAAAATATATCGATTTAACGGTACCCAGTGGATTGAAATACAAGATATTAATCCAACTGCGCTTAATGAAGTTGACAATCGACTAACAAAATATATGGAATTACAAGGTGTTCATCTTACTCAATTCGGAGCAATAGGCGATGGAATCGCTGATGATACGCAAGCATTTAAAAATGCTTTAAAGTATTTGACCAATCATAATCTAAGACGCTTGATTATTCCACCTTGTTCAGAATTCTATAAAATAACATCAAACCTTGAAATCAATCAAAACTTATCTAACCTTAAAATTGATGCCAGTGGATTGCTATCTCTTATTAAATTAGTAAAACGGACGAACGCTGGACATGCAATAGGTTTTAGCGGTACAGCTACAGACGAATTATCGTGGATTCAAAATGTAACTGTTAATAACTTAATCGTAGCAGTCGAGTATGAAGCAGGAACTAATTTAGAAGGATTGCTTGATAATCCAATTGGCATTTCAAATGCAAAAAGTGTCACGTTCAATGATACACATTCAATTAAGTCACCATGGAAGGGTATCAGCGTTCAAAAGAATTGTAAGCATATTGTATTCAACGATTGCAGCGCGTCAAATTCTAAAAAGTATGGTATGGGTGTAGAGTTTTCATCTGTAGAAGATGTTACTTTTAACAATTGTACGGCTAAGAATAATTTAGAACAAGGATTCCATTTAACAAATGCAGGTGATCAAGGATATCTAAGAACAATGGTATTGTCTAACTGTAAAGCTTATGAAAATGGTCTAGAAGGAGTTGGGGTATCTGGAGCAGATAGACCATCAATTGATTGTGCATCATACAGCAATGGAGGTGCGGGCATCAAACTATTCAATTGCGTAAGAGCATACGTTGAAGGGAAAAGCTTTGGTAATGCTTTAGCTGGTTTCCACACATTATTAGGTGAAAGACATACTGTACATCTTGATAGTAGAAATAATAGTTTAAATGATCCGGATGTACGTGGAAACTTCTTCTTCGAAAGTACTCCATATTGCAAATTAATTAATTCGATTGGAAATTCAGGCCTAAGATCATATACAAGTTGGTCAGAAGGATTACTTATATTGGGTAGTGATTTAACAAGCACAACCTATTTAGCATTAAAAAATGATTTAGCAACGCAAACAGAGAGAATACAACTTAATCCTGATGGAACAGTTGTGGTTCGATTTGGAGCTATCCCTACATTGGGTTCATGGAAAAGAGGAGATCGAGTTGAGAATACAACACCTATTGCCGGTGGTATACCAGGTTGGGTTTGTATTGCAAATGGTTCTCCTGGATTATGGAGGCCAGAATCTGTATTAGGAATATAAAGGAGGAAGATAACAGTGGGTTTACAATTTAATTTAGTATTAGCAAATGGATTAACAGCACCTGGAGCATATGGGCGAGTGGATAGTGTAATGGGTTCGAAGGAAAGTTTAGATTTTTCATTCAATGTATATTCTTCTCGAAAGGCTTTTATTGATAAATTACCGCAAGTCGAACAAAGAATGTATACTTTCACGCCATCTGTAGAAGATGATGCCGTTAACTTTATTAAACAAGCTTATCGTTACATTAAAAGATTGCCAGACTATGTGGATGCAATTGATGTTTTAGAATCTGGGCAAACACCTTAGTTTGTTTTGAACAAAATACGGATTTTACAATGAAGAGGGACGACTATCGTCTCTTTTTTATTTTGAAAACATGAGGAGAATCTTATTAAATCCACATGAAGTTCATCAGGAATTAACAAGATTAATGTAATTTGTAATCAGATGTAAAGCGAGAGGTGAATATTATGGTGGAAGATTCTAATTTTGGAAAAGGTTTAGTTTATGGTGGGATAATATCAATAGGATGTTGGTCAATACTTGCCGCAATGATTAGTTTGGTATTTATGTAAAAATCTAAGTAAGTAACAATGGTAAACGCTTTTATTATATCCCTTCTAAAAATTATGGTAAGATATGTTTATAATTTACAGAAGGGAAATCTTTATTGTTTAGAGTGCGCTGGAGAGATAGAACATAAATACGGTTACGTTGCAAAATCAGATGATGATATTAGTAATTTTGAAGATGAAGATTAAGAGGTAAAATACATTTTTTTATATACAAAGTTTATGTACTTACTAAGAGGAGCAAACAAGCTCCTTTTTTATTTTGTAAAGGAGATAAGGAGGTGTAGCAGGACAAAATAATGAAAAAGCGTATTGAAGATTTAGTGCGTGAAAATAAACGGAATGCAATCTTATTACTTCTAGGGTATAAACTACTAACAACGTAAAACGCCAATAAAATGACTTTAACAACGACATTCAAGAGTTTATGAATGTAACTTTTTTATCTGTTCATATAGGAGGATATGATATAGTCTATTTAGTAAAAAAACACATATTAATGTATTATTAATAATATGCACTATGAATTTACTACATGGAGATAATGAGATGTTTTTATTTAAAGAGATGACTATGGTTCTAATTTTTTTATTTGGAAGTAATTTGTATGGTTATTTTGAAAACAATACAAGCACACAAGGATTACCCATTAATAATGTGGATTTATATCAGTCTAGGGAAAAGAATACCTTAACAAATATAAACGACTTCTACCATTCTATAACAAAAGAACAGGTAGGTGCAAAAAAAAATCAAGTTTATGTACCTGTTGTGGATGTAACATTGTTTGGAGCCCTTAGCAATAATTTCACAGATAATTTAAATGCTTTTCAACGTGCACTATCATATATCAAGCTAATCTCAGGTGGGGAAGGTGGAATATTATATGTACCGCCTGCTTTTGGGGAATATAAAGTATCTGATTCGATTGAATGGGATGAAACGTATGGGCATATCACTATTCTGGGTGAGGGAAGAAGTTCACATGTACATTTAGCGAATAAATCGAAAAATGGTCATTTATTTGGAGCACTTGGTTCTAGTGTGTCTGAAGACAAATGGATTAATGGAGTTACATTTAAGAATATTGAAGTATCAACTTATGAAGGTAGCGCATTTCAAGATGATAATGCAATTGGAGTATCGAAAGCTAAGAATATTCTTTTTGAAAATGTATATGTATCTCAATCTAATTGGAAAGGAATTACAGTTCAAGGGAACGCACAAAATGTAACATTCAGAAATGTTGAGGCGATAAAGTGTCGTAAATATGGCTTAGGAGTAGAGTTCTCGACGGTTAAAGACGTCGAGGTTATTAATTCTGTTACTCATCATAATATGGAACAAGGTGCTCATTTTACAAATGCAGGAGATAATGAACGACTTAAAGGTCTCAATATTTATGGACTTGCCTCATATAAAAACGGGGCGGAGGGAATTGGTGTATCCGGAGCAGAAAGCCCTAATCTATCAGGAATTGATTCGCACGATAATACGGGTGAAGGTGTAAAAATATATAGAACTAATAATGCAAAAATAAAAGGAAAAACACTTCGAAATGATTTAGCTGGATTTCGTACTATTTTAGGACAGGGCCATACAGTTGAATTAGATAGCCAAAACAATTCTCTAAAAGATCCAAATCAGCGTGGTAACTTCTTCTTTGAAAGTACACCAAATTGTACACTTATTAGTATTAAAGGGAAAAGAATAATTCAAGACCTAACGAATTGGAGTAGCAATCTAATTGTTATGGTTCCCTCTTCAAAAGGGACAGTTAACTTAAAATTAAATGAAGAAAAGTAATTGGAATTAAGATAGAAAGACAACCTTCTTTTTATTTGGAAATGTAGAAATAATTATTTTTAACTAAATATGGATTTTATAACAAAACGAAGCGTGCTTATAGCATGCTTTTTTATTTTTAGAAAAGGAGTGAAAAGATGGACCGTATTGATGTATTAATAAAAACATTTATAGCTACCTTCGGAGCATTTTGCGGATATTTTTTGGGAGGATGGGATACAACATTGAAAGTTCTAGTTATTATGGCAGCTATCGACTATTTAACAGGCGTATTCGCAGCAGGATTCAACGGAGAGTTGAAAAGTAAAGTGGGATTCAAAGGCATCGCCAAAAAGGTGGTGCTTTTTCTTTTGGTCGCAGCAGCTACTCAAGCTGATGCAATTATAGGAACAAATAGTGCTATCCGTGAAGCAACAATCTTTTTCTTTATCGGAAATGAGTTGCTATCACTTTTAGAAAATGCAGGACGTATGGGAATTCCTTTGCCTTCAGCATTAACAAATGCAGTTGAAATTTTAGGTGGTAAACAAAAACAAGAAGATAAAAAAGGAGATGTTCAATAATGGAAATCAGAAAAAAATTAGTGGATCCAAGTAAATATGGTACAAAGTGTCCTTATACGATGAATCCAGAATTTATTACAGTTCACAATACTTATAATGATGCTACAGCAGAAAACGAAGTAGCTTATATGATTCGTAACGATAATCAGGTTTCATTTCATATTGCGGTAGATGATAAAGAAGTTGTACAAGGTCTTCCGTTAGAGCGTAATGCATGGGCTTGTGGTGATGGAAATGGCTCAGGTAATAGTAAGTCTATTAGTGTAGAAATCTGTTACTCTTTAAGCGGTGGAGATAGATATTATAAAGCAGAAGACAATGCAGCTATCGTTGTAGCTCAACTAATGAAACAGTACAATATTCCAATTAGTAAAGTTCGCACACATCAATCATGGAGTGGAAAGTACTGTCCTCATCGTATGTTAGCAGAAGGACGTTGGAATAACTTTATTGAAAGAGTCCAAAATGCATACAACGTAGGTGGTAATCCAGTAACGCCGACGCCTATTCCACCTTCAACTAATGAAACAGGAATTGCTTATATTGAGGGAAATCGCGTTAACCTCCGCAAAGGTCCAGGTACTAGATACGGGGTTATTCGTCAATTAGGGAAAGGTGAGTCCTACAAAGTATGGGGACAATCAAACGGCTGGTTAAACCTTGGTGGCGATCAGTGGATTTATAACGATTCATCATATATTCGTTATACTGGAGGAAATGCATCAGTAACTTCACAGTCATTCAATGATGGTGTAGGTGTAGTGATTATTACAGCAAATGTATTGCGAGTTCGTACTGGTCCAGGAACGGACTATAATATCGTTAAAAATGTATACAAAGGTGAAAAATATCAATCTTGGGGATACAAAGATGGTTGGTATAATGTTGGTGGAAATCAGTGGGTTTCAGGTGAATATGTTAAATTTGAAAAGTGAAAATAAGAGTCGTCCTGTTGTCAGTTTTTTTATTGTAATAAAGGTTTTGATCTGTTATATAATATGATACTTTTTAGTTAAGTCTGTCAGGGGAATGCTTGTTCATATAAATGAAAATTATTTTTAAGGGGTTATTCTTGATGTGCTTTAATTGGAAATAGTATAGTGAAATATAGAAGAATATGGTTATAATGAAATGGAAGTTTATGATAAAAAGGGGAATAGATATGTTTAATAAAGAGGCAACGATTTCGAATGAAGAAATCAAAATTGTAATTGAAGACTTGTTTGTAGACTTTCAACAACATTTAGCGGGACAAAATTTTGCTAATGGTTTAGAAGAAGATTTTATAAGAATAAGAGAACGTTCTTCGAATCAGGAGCAATACATCGAAATTTTGGTGCAAGAGACATCGGTGAATCTGGAATTAATTCTTATGGCAAAACAGTTATTACAAGAAGCTCTAATAAATAATGGATTTGTGGACAAAAGCAAATTGAAGATTGCAGAAAGATTACTAATCGAAAGATTGGATGAAGTGAAAGATAAATATAGATCGACTTTGATTAAGTATAGAAATTCAAGTGAAAATGTTCTGTCTTTAGAAAAAGCGGCTAAATATGCTGTTTTAAACATGAGTTATATGAATATGTTTTGCGCTGGATTTAATCAGGCTGAACCATCGGTGCTAACAAGCCTCTTTTATCGTGCTGATCCAGAATATGTATTAAATCTAGTTGCGCAAGCATGCCAAGTCTATTCAGAGCCATTTGTTAATTGAAGAGGACAACGATTATTGATTAAATTATTAGTGGGATTTTATAAAGCATAAAGAATGATATATTTCTTTATGCTTTTTTATATATAATAGAGGAAATTTAGAAATCTCTCTTTTGTTATCACCCTGTTGGCGTCAACCTGTATCGACCATTTTGTCTAAAATATGGATAGACAAAACCACACGTTTTACTCGAATTGTAGCTTTAATAAAAACAACCACGAATTAATAACAAGTAGTGATATCGCAGAAAAACGTTATTAAACAAACTTAGATTTAATGCACGGTATGAAATAAGATGAAACTGTATTAAAACAAAAGTATATCTTCCGCACACAAGTTCAACAATGGAAACGGTAATACCTATTTATCAAGGTGATTGTAATACAAGAATTATTTTGGGGATTTATGCTAAATGAATGGTTTTTAAAATAAAAATAGATTTAATACAGTTTAATCAAAAGGCTATTTTTTGCTCACATTTTGCTCACAAATAATATAAAAACACGTGAAAAAATATGAAATACCTTTTTGAAATAGAATATACTATAACAAATGAAAAGTGTCACAAATGCTTGTATAACAGGCATTTGTGACACTTTTATAGTTGTATTAACTACAAAATGAACAATCCTAAAACTGCTCATTCTTCTCCCAAGATTCTACGA